CATCCCACAACATTCAGATTAGACTTGCTCACCTTAGTGAGTTCGTCAAGAGATCTGGTGAGTTTGCTGCTGGTGAGGTTATCTCCAAGACTGGTGGTGCGGCAGGAACACCTGGTGCTGGATCATCTAGTGGACCTCACCTACACTTTGAGGCAGACACTAGAAAGAACTCTGGTGCTTATGGTGGATCAGGTAACCCTGCTGCTTATGCCAAGCTGATTGCCTTGGGTCAGGGAGCATCATCAACACCAACTGATGACAAAGGTGGTGGTGGAGTAACTCCTGTTGATAAGGGCAAGAATCTGACACCGACTGGTGGTGGTGGCAAGACTCCATCAATGATTCCTATTGTTATGCCTGTGCCTCAAGCACAACCTGTGGCGATGCAAGTTCAGGTCCCAGTTCCTGAACCACAAAAGTCCAAGCATAAATCATATGGTATCAACCCATTCTCAGGTAGGTACGAGGTATTATGAAAGAATTTCCATCCCTAAAAGACGTATCTGAGATTCTAGAGAGTCTCAATAAACTATTTGAAGACAGGAACGCCCTACTTGACCTCATGTTCCGTGAGGATAAGTACAAGGATTTCCTGCTAGCAGAGAGTGTTCAGTCTCTTGCCGAGGCTGATGCTAGGGATGATAGTAGAAATAATAGGATCAAGACTGATCTTGCTGGTGGATTTGAGGTACTGAAAGCATCTACCAAGATGCAGAAGTTCTCTAACTTTATCAATCCTCAGTCACTTCCTGCCCTGGACCTGGAGAATCCTCTGGAGTTCATGGATGGAGGTGATGACAGAGACGTTCAACCAGAAGATGTAGTAAAGGAAAAACCTCAGGGGCAGCAGCGGGAGGTTGAACCACCTAAGGACACTGGTAATGTCAAGCTAGATCCTCCGCCTGGTTCACCTAGAAGATCAACTCCTGGTCAGTCACAGCAGACCCCTGGATTTTCTAAGGGTGGTGTAATATCTCCAGCTGTTCAGAACATGATGAGTCCTGGCAAGTCGCCAGTGACTGCTGCTGAGGGTGTATCTGAAGGTAAGAAGTCTTCATCCGAATCTCTTGAGTCTGCTGGACTTGTAGGTAAGAAGCATCCTGCTGCTAAGATGCAGGAAATGCTGGGTCTCGATCAATATAAGAAAGCAATGGCAGGTGCTATGGCACTGCCACTTAAAGCAATGGCAGCAGGTCTGACTAGCTTGCTGGGTAAGATTGGTGTCCCTGGAGTCCCTGCCTTTGATGATGTTGTAAAGAATGCTGCCAACGTAGCGAAAGCGTTCGGTGTTCCACAGGCAGTCATGAAAAAAATTCCTGGCATTGCTCAGGTATTTGGGGGCGGTAAGAGTATTTTAGCTAGTATTCGCAACCTTTTCGCAAATCCCTCTAAGGATCAAAAAACACAAGCTCCTACTGATGATAAGAGTAAAGTAGGTCCTGGTAACAGTGGTGACGAAGCACCGAAGTCTAAGACTGGTCACAAAGGTGGAGCACGTGCTAGCACTGGTCGTGGTGGACCCGTTCATGGGTTCAAGAGTGCTATGTCTGGCATATCTGCTCCTTCAATGTCAGGTGCCACAGCAAACCTTGCTACAGGATCTACCACTCTCAATAATATGAGCTCCACGCTGAACCAGACTGGTCAGATGCTGAAGCAATCGACAAGTCTGTCATCAATGGTAAGTGATACTTCGGTGTCTAATAATCTGAGCGGCATAACACCTGCCCAGGAAGGATCTACTAACCTGAAGCAAGACATTAACTTCCTGACCAACAGTGTAAATAGTGAAAATGAGTCTGTCTTGATTAACAACACTGCTAGTGCTGTGTCATCCACAACTAATATTATGCAGCAGGGTATGAATGCCATGAGTCAGATGGTAACGGCAGGCGCTAAAGCTAATCAGAAAGGACCAAGCATTGGTGCTACAAACCCTGTGGCAGCAGCACCACTCAAGGTTAGTGATTACTTACTCGCATCTATCTCAATCACCAAAGGTGGTGAGACACATCTGGATATCGTATGAAAATAGAAGGATCTAATAATTTTATACTCAAGAGATTCCAGATTGAAGCTCAGTCTGGGGAGTTGAGTCTTAGCAGCAACCATTTGCTGGAGTTACATTATATTGAAGACATCACCAAGTCTAATATAATGGTCGCTGTTACAATCAATGATACTGAGACTGCTCTGGTGTCTCAACTCTTTGGATTGGAAAGATGTTATATTGAGTTTTCAGATCATCAAGATAACATTTTTAGTGCCAGTATGGTGATCTACGATATCAAAGATCGTATGATTGTCAGTGGTAAGAAGATGAAAGCTACCCTGTACTTGATTAGTCCTGATGCTGTCAACAACTCAGCAACTAAAATCTCACAAAGATTTGGTAAAGGTTCTGGTGAGTCTACTGATGAAATCGTAGAGGACCTTCTAACTCAAGAGGGTAGATTCCTCAAGTCAGTAAAACCATTAGATAGCGAAAAGTCATCTACAAAAATTTCATTCATCTCACCTTACTGGGATCCATATACTATTATTTCTTGGTTGGCATGGAGATCCATTCCAGAGAAAGGTAGTGGTTCGGATGTTAGTGCTGGTTATCTGTTCTATGAAACACCTAGTGCTTATCATTTCAAGTCAATGGACACCTTGGTACAACAGGATTCCACAAAAATTATTCGTGTAAATTTTGAGGATGAGGGTAGCGATGATGATGATAACTTTATTGACGTATCAACTCTGTCTATCACTGGCACCAGTGATGTATTCCGAGGATTGAACCTGGGTAGTTATACCAGTGTTACATACACTCTAGACATGAAGGATTTCAGTTATGAGGAGATCCCATTCAATGTCAATGAATACTATAGAGAGATGAAGAAACTGAATGAGGCAGATCTGCCAAAGTTCTATGAGATGTTTGGTACTGACAGTGAAGCGTCTCGTCCTACTCGTATCATGGCAAAGGTATTGGACACTGCCATGTACACTGAGGGTACATATACTCAGGACTTGACAAAACAGTTGTCACAGGCTATGATTAGGAATCAATTCTTCTTCAATCAGTCTGCTACTTTTGAGTATGAAGGTACAATCAATCTGGAGATTGGTCAGGTTGTAGAGGTACAATCATTTGCTGGTAAGTCCTTAGAGAAGGATTCTGCCCAGAGTGGTAAATACATAGTAGGTAAAATATACCGTCAATTTGTGACGGAACGAGACATGATGTCTACTCGTGTCACCATTTACAGAGATAGTTTAGGATGAATCTAGAATCTGCCGCACATTTTATTGGTAAGGATGGATTCAACTGGTGGTTGGGTCAGATCGAGAACGATGGATCTACACCAGATGATTACGACTTTACTGGTAAGGTAAAAGTAAGGATTGTAGGTTATCACAATCCTGACACAACCATTCTCCCCACAAAGGATCTGCCCTGGGCAACTTGTCTGATGCCTGTCACGCAAGCACAGCGTGGTGGTATTGGTAGCATTCACCAGCTCCAGATCAGTTCCTGGGTTGTTGGTTTCTTTATGGATGGTGCTTCGGCACAGATCCCTGTCATCATGGGTACCATCTCTGATGAGAATCCCAAGGGAGTCTATAAGAAGACTGGTGAGAAGGGTAAAGCATTCCAGACTCTGCTCCCACCTGACTATAAACCACAAAAGCATGGTGAAACTGGTGGATCCACAGTTGGTGGTACAGCATCTACAGTATCAGAATCATCTACAGGTACAAAAGCTCCTCCTAATGTTGGTGCTTTGCCGCCATCTGAGGAAGGTGAGACTACCACATCTACAGTCAACCCACGTGGTGAGGCAGCAAAGCAAACTGATATAATGAAAGCAGCGGATGCTAAGCGCTGCTATACTGTCAGTGTATCTAATGGTAAGTGTGGTCAACCCTCTGATGTAAAGATCAAGGGAGCCATGGCAGAGTTCCTGAAGTATGCTCGTGGCATCGAGAAGAATGAGATCGGTGAGTTTATTAACAGTGCTACAGGAGAGGTAGAAGACTTCGCTGCTGAGGTTGAGAAGTATACATCCAGAATTGGAAAGTTCATGGATGGGATCATGGGCAACGTCAAGGGTGTTGTTCTTAAAGAGACTGAGAAGTTCATCCAAGAACAGATGGACAAGATTAACATCCCTGATCCTGACATTCTTGATCCTCTGAAAGACCAACTCAAGAGTGTATCTGACTTGATCAAGTGTCTCTTCAAACAGATCGCTGGAGATATTCTGAGCACCATCTCTGGGATGCTCATGGATCTGGTTGAGCAAGCACTGGACTCTGCCCTTTGTCTTGCCCAGGACGTCTTCATGGATCTGTTCGGTGGTGTCATCGACAGCTTGCTCGGTGCTATCGAGAGTGCTCTGGGTATTCTTCAGGGTGTTCTTGGTGCGATCAAGGGTGCTGCTGCTATGATCCAAGGTCTGATGGCAAACGTCCTTGACCTGATTGATATGATCTGCGGTGGTGATCTGTCTTGTGCTCTGGGTCTGTCTACCTTTGAGACATGTCATGGTCCTAAGGAGAGTGAAGGAGATAAGAGTAAGAAACAGCAGTCACAATATGGCGATGCTGCTAAGAAAGAACTCGCTGATGGTAAGACTAGAGTTGTTGGTAACGGTAAGCCCAACTCTCGTGGATATGTTCCTGTCACCAAGATTGTGGATGGTGTAGAGAAGAAGATGGGATTCAACACCAAGACAGGTGAGTATGCTGAGGTTGGTGCTGCTGGTACAGGTATTAGTGACCAGTCTTTCGAGAAGGGTAAGTCTCTGATCGAGAAGTTTGATTCTGTCTATCCTATCCGTGACTCGGATGGCAACATTCAGCAGTCATCTCTCAACTGTAGTCCATCTAACCTCAATAAGAAACCATGTTTCCCTGAGCTGGTCTTTGACAACGCTCAGTCTACAACATTCATCAAAGCACTACCCATCATTGATGACATGGGTGCTATTGTTGGTGCCTTCATGCGTAAGAAGGGTAGTAACATCAGCACAACTGCTAGAGTTCGTGCTATGTTCTCATGTAATGAACCTGAAGGTAGAGGATTCGTTGGCAAACCCATTGTCAAGAATGGTAAGATCGAGAGTATTGCTATCAAGAAGACTGGTGTAGGATATGGTCTTGATCCTGACACTAGCACGTGTCCTAATGAGCAGAAAATCTTCCTTGTTCCTAATGTAGAACTGGCAGACTATGTTGATGAGGGTGGATACCTGTTCCCACAGGATGATCCTAATAATCCTATTCTCCAAGTTCTGGAGTTTAATTACAACAACACTGGATACATCGGTCTCGCTACACTAGACAAGACAGATACTATTCCTGAAGGTCTGAAACTACAGAATGCCAATGGTGACTATAAGTTTACTCTCAACCCTGTTGATAGTTTCTTTGACCTTGCCATCCCAGAGAACACTACAGCAATCTATGCTGGTTGTCTTGATCTGATCCCCACACTTGCTGAACTTATCCCTGATAATGTAGGTAAAGGATACACCAAACCTGTAATTAAGGTGGGTGATGAAGAGATTGGTGACGCAGAGACTGACAAGGATGGTAGAATTACTCGCATCAATGTCACCAAGAAAACTATTGGTTACATCAGACCGAGAGTTGTTGATGACACAGGATTCGGTGCTGAACTGATACCTACCTATGAATTCGTAGGACCTGAGAAGCTCAAGAGTCTGTATGCTGTCAACACTTACATCGACTGTGTATCACATCCACAGCAACTGGTTGGATGGGTCAATGGTCAACCTTACTATGGTCCCTTCCATACTCATATGGGTAGAAAGATGGTTGGTGCTGTTCACACTGATGAACCACATGAGTACATCTATGACAGCAAGGCAGAGAGTCTTGGTCAAGGTGTAACTGTCACTGTAGAGTCTGATTACTACTCATCATCCACTCCCACCAACGTAATAAATACAAGCACGTCTACTGAAAATACTACCCCTACAACCACTAACGTGGTTGATCCTGGTGGGTCTAGTCCAACTCCTACACCGAGTCCTAGCCCAACATACAATCCACCTAACAGTGGTGGATCAGGTGGTAGCAGTGGTGGCGGAGGATACGGTTACTAATTATGACAAGACCTGATACTTCAAATACAAACCTATCCATGGGTGGTGGTTCGGAAACTCCGAACGAAAGCCCACAAACAGTAACGATCTATCCAAAGAACTACGTTACTACTACATCATGCGGACATACTATAGAACTTGACAACTCAGAAGACGGTGAACGCATTCGTGTGATTCACGGTAAGACTGGTAATGTTGTCGAGATGAACGAGGAAGGTGATACACTGATTCAGTGTAAGAAGAACCTTAACCTCAATTCTGAGGAGACTACTACCCTAAAGGTTGGTAAGGATCCAAAGAAAGATAAACTTCTTATTGAAGTTGTTGGTGATTGTCACCTGGGTGTAGAGGGAGACCTACACACTGAGGTGTTTGGTGATCGTTATGATATGGTCCATGGTCTCTGGCAGCAAACTGCTAAGGGTGCCCTGATGATCAAAGGTTCAGATGACATCGGTATCCAATCCGACTCTGAACTTCGTATGATTGCTAACTCTGTCAATACGACAGCGACCTTTACTAACACTAACATTAAGAAAGGCGGTCAAGTCGTGGAGGAAATCCATGGCAACCGTGTGATTAGAATGTCTAAGGAGGGTGGTACTTTTGCCATCGAGAGCGAGGGAGATCTTCGCTTCAACGTCAAAGGTTGTCGTTATGACAACATCGGTAGAAACTATTTCACTGAAGTTCAAGGAAAAATTAAAATCAAAGCTGTAGGGGATGACATTGACTGTCTACAAGGTGGTGCTCCCGACGGCATGGATGTATCAAAACCTGGGGACTCGCCTTACGGGACTCCTACAGGATGGGAATTAGACACAGGCTCAACCTCAGTTACCATTAAGACTGAGGACTTCTACATGGCAGCGAATGGAGCGGCAAAGATGACTGCTGGTGGAGATGAGTTTAAGATTGAATGTGACAACGGAATCTACCTTAATTGACAACTCCTTGTGATTGTCCTATAATTTAAGTCACATGAGCATTTACGCAATGAAAGTAACCCTCGCGCAAGCACATGCTATCAAAGACTTCATCGATGAAGAGCTAGATAACTATGTCGAGCGAAAGGTAAAAGAAAAATTCAGCAGTCCTACTGCTGACCAAACCAAGGCATATCAGTATTATGAGACTCTAAGGAAGGGTCTCGCGTGTTTTAGGACCGATGCTGAGAAGGTCATCAAACATGCCAGTGTCGAAGGTGGCACAATGAGTAGCGCAGACTTCTTTGTCATCCCCTATGATAGTGAGGACATCAAAGGAAACTCATGAACAGCTGCCTTGACAAAGTGATCGTGAACATTCCCGCCCGCAAATTCTCACTGCTGTCAGATCACATGGAAGCACGTGACCTCGTTTGCGAAGATGCTGATCAATTCCAGCGTGTACTCGATGTAGTACGTGCTACCTGTTCTGAAGACGAAGTACAGTACATTTATTAATTATGTCTCATGTTGTAGCATATTCCGAGATCAAATCGATCTTGAAGGCAGCTAAGAAGGTCAACGATGAAGTTCTTCTTGAAGTTGCGATTATTGCCCTGAAAGAAACACTCGGTGAACGACTGACTACCGAAGTTAAATGGGAATCTGAGTTCGTAAAAGATCTGGATGCTGACTCACTAGACCTGGTAGAACTCGTGATGTTCCTGGAAGAATGCTTCGGTATTGAGATCCCTGATGAGTATTCAATGGATATTGTTACCGTTGGTGATGCCATTGAGACTATCAAGAAGTGTAAGAAAGAAGCAGGCAAACCACGTAAGAAAGTGGACAAAGCAGCACTGCTCAAAAAGAAACCCAACCCCAAAGGACCGATTGGTGCCTCTGCTATCAAGCTTGGATCATCTGTTCCTGAGGATCTAGACAAACGTATTGATGAAGCCATTGCCGAATCTGATAGAGAAGAAAGTGAAAACGACTCCGACGCTGGTTGATGAAGCAAATCGTGCTCTGTTCCATGCTACAATGAACCTACCCAATGCGGCAAAGCATTGTGGCATGACAGAACGTGAGATGAAGATGACATTCCGTGAGTTTCTGAAGTATCAGGATGAAGATCAAGACAGTATACTATAACTATGTCATGGCAGGGTCTGAGGAATCTTTTCTCGATCCTAAAGAGACTGATTTCTTCCCCGAAGATTACTTTGAGGAACCTCAGCCTGCCTTGAAAGGGTATGACATGAACTATCGTCATGCTAAATGCCCAGCATGGAAAGAGTATCACAAAAATGTCTGGTCTCTTCATCAGTCATTCCCTCTTGGAATGATATATAAATCTGAAGAAAATTTTCTGAGCACAAATTTGTCCCAGGACATTTTTGAGCAATACTTTATGTTAGGTGATGGTTGGTTAGATGGTGAGCATCCTGAGATTCAATTCAAGCAAGGTTATTGCTTCTGGACTGATGAAAAGGATGTTTGGATCGAACAGTTTCAACACCCAACAATGACCCGACTTGGGTTAGATGTGGTAGCAGGATCATTCCCTATTTCCGTATGGCAACGTCCTATTAATCTTGGTTTCAAGATCACAAGCTATGACCAAAACATCTGGCTCGAAAAAGGAGCACCTGTCTGCTATGTACGCTTTAGTTCAGCAAGAACTAGAGATGTCAAATTCAAACTTGAAAAGAGACCAGTCCCTGAGAAAGTGGCTAAGCGACAGCTACAGGACCTCTGGTTGAAAGACTGGCATAACAACTATTCTTGGGATCTTATCAAGTCCCGACTAAAAAAAGAAGAAGAATCACAATGCCCCTTTAAGTGGATGTGGAAGAAATGAAAGTATACTGGGATTACAGAGACGTAGATGGTATTGGTCCGTGTAAGGTGTATTTCCTGAACGGTATTCCATTTACATTTGACGAAGATGAAGTGCCACCTGTCCATGACAAAGAATACCTTGTAAAACAGTCCTTGACAAATGAGGACATTTTCAGAGGATCATCCTACCTGATGGAAGAAGGATTCCATCCCCTACTCGATGAAGTTGAACTCGATGAGTGTTCCGAACTCCCCACTGAGTAAATTTACTTTCGGAGGTCTTGACAGATCTTCAGTTAATGTACTAAGATTACTGAGTGAACTTGAGGGGTCATACCAACTCCTCAAGTACATGGGTTTCCAAGAAGACATGGACACCCTGGACGAGATGAAGAAGAGATACTACAAACTCTACTTCAAACTCTCCAAACAAGAAAAAGCTTGACACAGGGTCAGATCTGTG